TTCTTTTTTCGCCTTTGTCTCTTCCTTCTTTTTTGCCTTTTTCTCTTCCTTCTTTTTTGCCTTTTCTTCTTCTTTTTTAGCCTTTGTCTCTTCCTTCTTTTTTGCCTTTTCTTCTTCTTTTTTAGCCTTTGTCTCTTCCTTCTTTTTTGCCTTTTCTTCTTCTTTTTCTTCTTTGGATAACACTTTCTTAATATTTTTTTTTACTATTTTTTTCTTTTTTTCTTCTGGTACTAACACTTCTTCCGTGTTCACTTTTTCTTCTATAATACACACATTCTCAATATTTTTTTCTTCTGGTACTACTATTTGCTTACTATTCTTTTTTACTATTTTTTTCTTTTTTTCTTTCGATAATACTTCCTCATTTACTTTTTCATTTGACAATAATGACGGTGATGACTCATCATTACTCAACACTGAAGATGGTGAGACAAAGATATCTTTTTTTTCATCAACGCTATATGACAAAATTTCTACTTCCTTATTGAACATCTTTAACAATGCTTCTTTACATTCTGATTCACTCCAATTCAATCCTTTTACTTCAAATAATACTTTCATTTTATTAATCTTATCTTTTATTTATTTTTATCATCTGATATTTTTTATAAATATAATTTCAATTTTTTTTAGGAGAACCTCTATAAAACCGTAGATTCTATGAGGGTTCTCTCCCTACGGGAGACCCCCATCCTTACGTTTATTTTTTTAAGGAGAAATTAATTGTTCTCTCCTTACGGGGGAGAACCGTCCTTTTTAACTTGGCGAATTACCTAAAACCAAAACTGAAATAAAGATAAATATGTAAAAAATAATATATATTGTATAATCTTCACTATTTAGATCATAAAATTTCATCAATCCAAACACCACATAAATTAATAGTATACCTACACCTACATAAGTTACGATATTTGTCAATGTTAATTTCATATATATTAAATGATATATATAAAATGATATATTTTTTCTATTTCAATTTCTCATAAAATATTACTTACAAATACATAAAGGTACCTGTTGAGAAAAATCCTTTATCACCCAAATTGGATCTTCACCATTCTCTAAATAATAACAACTATCATACAGATCAATCCAATCTTTCATTTCTTTTTCGCTTATTTCTTTCAAATAATTATTATTCAAAAAAGTTTTCAGTAAAAAGGTCTTCATTATACCCGGAAACAAAGCAAATTTAATAATTCCACACCCATATTCTTTATTTGATATCATTTCTTCTTCTCTCCTTTTCGCACTTTCATAATTCGTAAAATAATAATAATTACCTAATATTCCCTCTTCTTCAACTGTTTGTCCAAACATTTTTGTAAATCCGACTTTTTCCTTTGTTTTTGCGACGTATGCGACCATCGGTATTTCATAACTTTCATCAGTTTCATTTTTTAAATACATCAACTCATTATTTCTTTGAAAAAATTCTACCATCTCTATATCAATTTCTTTATCCTCTAATTTTTGATAATTCACGATTTCATCGATTAACCCTAATTGTAAATTTTTTGAAAAAGTAAAATCCTTTAATTTGGGTATATTTATAAATAAATAATTATTTCCTTCTTCTTCTATATAACCGTCAAATATAATATCTTTCGAATAAATAAAATTATTTTTATCGTCGTTATTTAAGATAGAAAATATATTCTGTTTATTCAAAAAAGACAATATATATTCTTTAATATTTGGAACAAAATCATCATTATTCATATCAAAATTAAAATAATTTAAAAAAGAAAAAGTATCCGTTAAAAAACTTTTGTAAAATAAAAACTGTAAAAAAGGTTCTTTGTTTTCATTATTTACCGTATAAATACAAAGAACACAGTTTTTATAAGGATTTAAACTTTTCATATTTTTGCAAAAGGAAATATCCTCAAAAATAGAATATCGATAACTATTTTGTTCTCTCCAATTAAAATCTTTATCCATTGATTTGTTTATTTTTAATAATATAAATAAATAATATTTATATTGTTTCTCTTTATATTCTTCAAAGTTGTATTATTTATTTATTTGTTATTTATCAACCTTTCTTCGAATGGTTTCATTTACCTTTTCTTCACGATTATCCAAAATATGTTTTGTTAAATCTTCTGCAACTTGAGGCTGATTTTTATAATAATTCTGTAAAATCGTCATTAAAGACTTACCATTAATTGGTTTTTTAACCACACTTTTTTTATATACAAGCGACCCCCCATTGATATCAAAACAATCAATTTGATTCGTTTTCATTACATTTACCAAATCTCCGGTAATCAATTTCTTCTTATTATTTCTATCTTTTATCTCAGTTTTTAATTGTGCAATCTCCGAATCGATCTTGATCCATTCTTTGATATTATTAACTAATTGTTCTTTGGTTTCCATTGTTTTTGTTTTATTTAATATAATATAATATAGTTTTTTTATATATTTTTTATATATTTTTTTCTAATAAATGATAATGTCTTTTACATAAGCCATTTTGATGAATTTTAAAAGAACAATGATTTCCTTTATTGTATCCAGATTTAACAATACTTTGACAAAATATTAATGTTGTATTTGATTCTATGACTATATTTTCTTCGGTATCATTTGGAGTTAGTTTTGGTTTTTGATTCGATTTTTTTTTGCTAAGTTGTGGTTTTGCATTCTTCAACTCCAATTTTATTTTCTTTATTTCTTCTTTCTCCTTATTTTTTTGTTCAATAATCTTTTGTTTTTCAAACATTATTTGTTTTTTCATTTTTTCTTTTTCTTCTTTCTCAATGGTTTGAATTGTTTTTTTAATATGTGAATGACAAAAATACCCCTGATCTTTTTCTTTATATTTATCTGGTAATTGACCAGTAAAATATTTACCACAAATTGTATCATTTGAATCATTATAAATATGGTAACAACAAGAAGGATTTTTAATACCTATATTATAAACATTTTTAACAAATTCATTATTAATTCCATTTATTTTTTTAACCCCACAAATATCATCATAATATGGTAATAATTCATTTTGTCTAAACCGACAATAAGGACAACGTATTTCATTAATGTCTAATTTCTGTTTTGAACTCTCCATCGAATTGAACTTTTGTTTGTAATTAATCAAGTATTTATACAAGGGAAGATAGTTAAATTTATGTCCACACTTCATTTTTACAGAATAATTTTCCAGAGGTTGATTTGTAATTAAGCATAAATCTGTATGCATTGCATACTGAACTTTTTCTTCTTCTTTTCCTTCAGTAAAACCATTCGTTTCTTCTTCATCCAACGATTTGTATAATTCTTCAAAGAAATTAACATTTCCTTCAACTATATAATTTGTCATTTGTTCTTCAAAAAGATATTATTAAATAGAATAATATCTTTATGTAATATTTAAATTATTATTTTATTACTTATAAATAATGTCACCTCCTGAAACTTGGGGCCCACCAATATGGACATTTTTTCATACCCTTGCCGAAAAAATAAAAGAGGATCAATATGATAAAATATCTCTTACTCTCTTATCTTTTATTCGTAGAATTTGTTCTTATTTACCTTGTCCGGATTGTTCCAAACACGCAGTACATTTTTTAAATCAATTAAAACCAGAAAATTATAAAACAAAAACAGACTTTAAAACACTTTTTTATATGTTACATAACAAGGTAAATTTTAGAAAAAAAAAACCTCTTTTCAATCATTCCTATTTAGAAGAATATAGTAAAATGAATTTAATTCATACATATAACCGTTTTATAAGTGTTTATAACACGAAAGGAAATATGAGTTTGTTAACCGAGTCGTTTCAAAGAACCTTAATTATTAAGGATTTTAAACGATGGTTTATACAAAATATCAATTGTTTTGAAAGATAAATCTTAAGAAGAAGTAGTTGTACTATTTACTAATTGTCCATTTTTATAAACAGAACATTTAAACGTTTGTTTGGATGGCATACTACACTTTACCCCATTGGAAGAATTTGATGAATAAATTGGCGAACTTGTATCAAAAAATAAGTATTTACCAGACCCTCCTACATACATCAATGTTACAATAATCGCACCAAAAGATAATCCAAACAAAACATTTAACGTTAGATCAGGGTACGATACAATACATTTTTTATATACTTTAATAAAAACATCCAAAAAGAAATAACTGATTAAAATAGATAATATAAAATAATTAATATTGTCATTGATAAACATTGGTAAAGTGAGATACATAATGGTAAATGCATTTACAAAAGAACTAAAGGTTGCATTTCCATATTTACTATATTGAACTGAGGTACATATACCGCCATCTGTTTTCGTCGTTGATTGAAATCCAGAAATCATATAAATAAAACTTCTTAAAACGACAGCTGCTAAAAGAAATCCTAAATATACAAATCCATTTACATTTTGTAACATAAAAGAAGTAGCTGTTACAATGGTGGCAATGATGATGGGAGAGAAAAAGGAGAGAAAGACAATAATATTGAAAGGCTGAAAAAGAATTAGTGGTGTATTTTGTATGTATTTTAAGGTTGATATTGGAGTTCCCGTTATTTTGGTTCTAGTTTGACTATTTATTGATTGATTTGAATTCATATAATAACAAACGATAATATTTTATCTGTTCATAAAATCCTTATAATTTTTGCTAAATTTGTAAAAATTATATACTTCAAAACACACCGGTTTTGTTTTTACCACAAATCATTATTACACCAACAAGTTACATTTTATTCTTTAATCTATTAGTCATTTTTTGTATCAAGACCAAATGATTTTATTCGTTTACAGAAAAATTTAAAAAAATTAGACTTAAAGGTTTCATTATTTATGAAAGAATCATATGATAATGAATTTCCAAATTAAAAATTTGTCAAGGTATAAAAATTACTTTATAAAAGATAGCAAATAAATACATACCCAATATCATTTGAAAATACGGATACATTTTTTTTCTATAATTTAGTTTATATGATATATCATAAACGTAAAATGAATATAATATAAATGTTGGAGTAAAAATTAAATAAGATATTTGTGTTGTTCGATCATTTACGATTATTAGTGAACCAATCGACAATAGATGATTGGTATTATAAAAAATATAATATACATATTTATTTACAAATAAATTAGTGATATCCGTTATATTTTCAGCTTCATTTCCTAAGATGTAATTCGTGTCTTTGTATTTTTTTACAAGATATGAAATAATACATTCATCTTTACATAAAATCCAAGAAAATGGAATCAATGTAAAAACAATGAGATATAATTTATCAAAGAAAGAATATTTTGGAATAATAAAACCATATATATTTTTTATGATCATTCCAAATAAATGGAATATTCCTATATATTTTGATATATTCAATTGCATAAATTGAATATATTTGTAAATAAACTTTATGTTTTATTTCTATTCAATAAAAACCTTTTCAAAGACATCATTAATATGTCCGACCATCAAAAAAGTAATATCCTCGAATGTTTTTTTCTCTCTGTATTTCTCTACAAATTGACGATAATCTTTTTCGTTCTCTTTCGGAAAAAGAAATGTTTTCACACCAGCCTTGATACCTCCTAGTATCTTTAAATCTAAACCTCCAATTTCGGTGATTGTGCCATCTAAACTAATTTCACCGGTAATCGCCAAATCATATTTTATTTTTTTATTATTTAGTAAACTATATAATACAGTTGTGATTGCTGTACCGGCGGATGGACCATCTTTCGGAGTAGAACCTTCCGGACAATGGATATGAATACCGTAGTTATTTTTGTCATAAGTATTATTATTGTTATTGGTATTGGTATTGTTGTACATCTTTCGAATTTCTTCTCTCTTTTCGGAACTAGTCAATTCCCACGCTAAAGTAAGAGCTACATTCATACTTTCTTTCATTACATCTCCTTGCATACCGGTCAATTTTAAATGAAGAAATTCTTCACAAGGATAAAATCTTGTTTGAATAGGTATCACTCCGCCTTGTCCATAAGAATTTGCCCATAATCCATTGATGATACCGACTTCATTAATCGAATGTATTTTTTTATGTTTGATTTCCATTTTATCTTTCAAATAATTGTTTTTAATATCTTCCATCGTTATTTCGATAGGTAGAATTGCATTTGTATTTATTGTATTCGAATCAAATGAAATTATAAAATCTTTTTTCAACATATTTAAATTTAAATCACCTACAATCTCAAATAATATTTCTTTTAATTTACGAACACCTGATTCATTGGTATATTCTTCAATAATATAAGTCAACGTCGTGTCATTTATATAAATAACATCATCCAATCCTACTTTTTTATAAATTTCGGGTAAAATATGTTTATTTGCAATAATTAATTTATCTTGTAAAGATAAATGATTGAATTTAATTCGATGAATACGGTCTAGAAGAATTTTATCAATTGCATTTACATCATTGTAAGAAAGGATAAAAAGCGCCTTAGATAAATCCAAATCAATACCAGAAAAATATTTATCTTGAAAACAGTCATTCTGAGTAGTATCTAACAAATGAGTCAAAATACCAGTAATTTCTTTGCCGTGTTCCGTTCTACTTATTTTATCGACTTCATCAATAAAAATAATTGGATTCATACATTTTTTATCCATTACAATTTGTACAATACTTCCCCACGTTGAACCAACATACGTATAATTATGACCGTGTAATGTACTACCATTACTATCACCACCCATCTGTATCATTGAAAATGGACGATTAATTCCATTTTCGTCTTTGAGACATTCAGATAATCCGTATTTTGCCAAGGACGTTTTTCCTACACCCGGCGGTCCTTCAAACCCAAAACAATATCCATTTTGTTCTCCATTTAACCATTGACCAATAATCGTTTCAATCTGTTTTTTCGCCTTTTCGTGACCATAAACAGACGTATCTAAACTTGATTTTACATTTTTTAAATAGTCATTTATATTTTTAAATTTTTCCAAAATAACATTGATTTCCGTTTTCATTTCATTACGTCCATTTGTATTTGAATCGTCATTATATTCCGTATCCTTATCCGATTTTAAGGTATGGATTAATTCGATTCTTTTTTCTTTATTCATTTTTTTTATTTCGGAATGAATAAAAACGGTCAAATCTTTTTTTTTCAACTCTTTGAACGAAATCTTAAAGTCATAGATATTTTTTATTTTATCCATTCGTTTCATCATATTTTTTTTGCTACCTTCCAATAAGATTTGTTGAAGATGATTTTGGTTCCAGAGATTCTCTTCTTTTTCAAGTTCTAACATAATGGTTTGTAAATATTGAACAATTTCAATGTTTGTGTATTTTTCTTTTGGAGGGATCACTATTTTCCAGTTCACAAGTCTTTTTTCGTATTTCGATACTATTTTTTTGAAGAGATTCCGATTTTCACTCATCCAATTTAAAGAAGGTTCACGTTTATAAATTTGAAAAGGTATTTTTAATAATCCATCCAAATATTGTCTAGCTTTTGAACCATTATCGTCTCCTTTTGATTTAATTTCTTTTAATTTCGTCATTGCCTTTTCCTTGACATTATTTGGAACTTTTAAAAAACAGATTTGTTGTTCCAAAGGAATTTTATTCATATCAAAATTCATTATTTCACTGTTGTATTGGACCATTTTTTTAATGGCGTACTTAAATTGTTTTTTAACAAACCAAGTAAAACTATCATAGATTTGTATTTGGTCATTGGAGTCAATATTTCCATTGGTATCTGTAGATAATAAGTCGTATAACAAATAAGATAAATAGATATTTTCATCATTATCCGGGTCCAACAAAAGTTGGATTAAGGTTCTACGCCGATAATAATTATCACAAGATAAAAAATCTTTTATATTTTGAGTGATGGTATTATTTTTGATCAAATTTAAATGAACTCTATATCCATTAAAAACATTATGTAAATGTTCGATATTATGAACCAAATAATCCTTTAAGTTTAAAGTATAAAGAAAATGTTTATAAATAATATTATAATCGTGATGATTATTACCGATGCTTAAAAATTTTTGAAATTTTTGAGATATATATGGAGAATTCATAAAATCTACGACGACATTATCCATTAACCCACTTATTACAATTATTTTTTGATCATTGTAAAGATAGAGTTTTAATCCATTCAATTTTAAATAAAAACATTTTGTATCATTTGGAAGTTCATAACAATCCAGGTTTTTTATATTTTCGTCATTTGTATTGGATTCTTTCTCTTTCTCTTTCTCTTTCATAGTTTCCTTTTTTGTTAAGATCTTATAACCAATCGGATGAAAGTATGTTTTTAATAATTCGTATTTTTCACAAGTATAATCACTTTTATTATTGTTTAAATTTGTATTTGTTGAAACCGTCTTTTTATTTTGAAATTGTTCCAATATATGATTTCCAAAACATATTTTTAATAAATCTTCTAAATTACTTGTGCCATAATCTTTTAATATCGATGAAAAATCATTCGTAACTATTTGTAATTCATCAATGCATTTATCTGTATTGTATTGGTAGTTTTTAACATCTTGTAAATAATTATAAATATTACTTTTTAACAATAACAATTTTGAATTAATTTCATATAATTTTTCATTACATATATTAAAATCATTGGTATTTACGATTTCTAATAATTTATTTTTTTGACAATTTAAAATCGTTTTTTGAATAATATCTTGAAAAAAAATAATTTTTTCAATCAGTAGATTGAATTTATTTTTTTCTGACATTTCTTTCTTCTTTCGCTATATTAATCAAATATTATTACTTTTTCTATCGAGATTGATTTTATACTTATTATATAAACCTATTAAACATTATGATATATATTATCATATTATCATAATCTCCTAATAAAAATGGGAATACCAAGTTATTTTTCATATATCGTCAAAAATCATTCTCATATTATTCAAAAACTTGCGAAAAAATCTGAAGAACACGAATTCAATCATCTTTATCTTGATTGTAATTCAATCATTTATGACGCAGTTCATACCATTGATTTTTCTAAATTAACAGAAACCGATGTAAAAACAATTATTCGTTTTGTCTTTCAAAAAATAGAAGAATACATTGCTCTTATTCAACCAAATACAAATATATTTATTGCTTTTGATGGGGTTGCGCCAGTTGCCAAATTAGACCAACAGAGAGAACGAAGATATAAATCTTTTTATCAAGCAGAAATATCCAAGAGTATTTTTGAAAATTATAGTAAACATGAAAGTATTAAAAAAACAGATCCTTGGAATACGGCAGCGATTACTCCTGGAACAACTTTTATGAAAGAGTTAAGTGATTCTACTCGTAATTATTTCAATGATCCAAAAAAATACGGAGTTAAAAAAATAATTATTTCACCGAGCGATGAATACGGGGAAGGTGAACATAAATTATTTCAATACATTCGTAAATACCCGGAGGAACATTCCGGTTCAAAAACAGTTATTTATGGATTAGATGCTGACTTAATAATGCTTTCCGTCAATCATTTACCTGTTGCGAAAGAAATATATTTATTCCGTGAGACGCCTCACTTTATTCAAAGTATCAATAAGGATTTGGAACCAAACGAAAATTATTTATTGGATATTCCTGAATTAGCTAGAATTATTACCGAAGATATGCAAAATGGTCAGGAATCACCAATCAATCGCATTTATGATTATATTTTTCTTTGTTTTTTTCTCGGAAATGATTTCTTACCTCATTTTCCAGCGGCGAATATTCGAACAGGCGGCGTTGATAAAATGTTAAATGCGTACAAGGAAACGATCGGTTCCAGTAAAGAAGTACTTACGGATGGAAAAACAATTTATTGGAAGAATGTTCGTAAAATCGTCCAACATTTGGCGGATTTGGAAGAAGAATATTTTAAAAATGAAATGAAATTACGTAATAAGAGAGAAAAATTCTATTATCCAACGGATACGCCTGAAAATATATATAAGAAATTTGATGCCATTCCAACGTATGAACGTGAATTGGAAAAAAGAATTGATCCATTTAAAGTTGGATGGAAAGAAAGATATTATAAAAGTCTTTTTCTTTTTTCAGGTATAAACAATTACGAGAAAGAAATTGAAAAAATAAGTATAAATTATTTGGAGGGGTTAGAATGGACAATGAAATATTATACAACCGATTGTCCGAATTGGAGATGGTCGTACAAGTATAATTATCCACCTTTATTCAGTGATTTGATAAGATACATTCCTGTTTTTGAAAGAGAATTTGTTCCGATCGTTCAACCCCAACCAGTTGTTCCATTAGTTCAACTATGCTATGTATTACCATTTCATAGTTTGAAACTGTTACCAAATGATCTATATAATGAATTATCAAGTAAATATGCGCATTGGTATCAAACCGACTGTGAATTTATTTGGGCGTTTTGTAAATATTTCTGGGAATCGCACGTACAACTTCCAGAAATAAAAATTGATGAATTAGAAACATTGGTATCTACTATTTTGAAAAAATAAAACAAAGGATATAAAAATAAAACGTATATATGGATAGATACTTCTCTTTTATAAATATCTTATACTTAAAATGATGATACAACGAATGATAAACAATTTACCGTTAGAAGTGGTTCGTTATATTATTCCATATACTTATCAAACCCAAAACAAAAAACTTTTAAATGATATTGTGGATTATAAAAAAAGTAAATCGATTATTTTTGAATTGTATTATGATTTCTGGATTATTAATCATTCACAAATGATTCCTGAAGATAAAAATTGGTTAATTAATGATTTATTTGGTTATGCAAATAATTATCAAGCTACGATGTTTGGATATACTGATGATTTTTATAAATTATTTTCGCGTAACACAAGATTAACTACCAAAAAAAAAGTAGATAAATATGTTCAAAATTTAGAAAATAAAGAAATCGATACACAAATTAATATTTTTTGGGGGTTTTTATTACCGGAAGAAAGAAATGATTTCATTCGGCAATTCAAAGAAAGAGATATTTATATGAATTTTGACAATTGATTTATTTATTTATGTCTTCTTGTTTTTCTCTTTTTGGTATGTTTTTTTGTACGACGTGTTCTTCTTTTTCCACCCATCATTGTATTTGTTACATCTTGTTTACGACTATTTACCCATCCAGAAATATTACTGGATAATTTATTCCAATTATCACTAATGGAACTTCCTAAACTCGATAAACTACTTTTAACATCTTCACTTAGATTATTTAATGTATTCTGTGGTTGAGGTTCTGAGTTACCCCATAAACCTCCACCTTTTCTCATTCTATGTTTTCGAGTTCTAGCCATTTTATATTATAAAAATATTATTTATAAATTTTATAATAATCAAAAAGATAAATAATAAGTTAAAATCACTAAATTATTATTTTCGTTCATTTATAAATGAGTAAACAACAAACGAAGCAAATTATTAGTGAGATTTCAAATCGAGAAGCTTTTTTCAAATTATTAGAACATAATCCTGGTTTAGTCATTCTGAAATTAGGGGCTTCTTGGTGCGGACCTTGTCATAAAATTAAGAATGTTGTTCACGCTTTTTTTGCAACATCACCAGATACCGTTTTATGTGGAGACATTGATGTCGATGAAAGTTTTGATTTTTATTCTTTTTTAAAAAGTAAAAAGATGGTGAATGGAATACCAGTAATTCTTTGTTATAAAAAAGGTAATATGAATTTCATTCCAGATGACCATATTACTGGTGCAGATCCGGTTGCTTTGGACGCTTTTTTCAAAAGATGTGGGAATCATTTGAATGAAGTCAAAATAAGATATGCAATGAAATAGAGTAGTTAGTTTTGCCCAACTTTTGAAAAGTTGGTCTTTAAGTTGTTTTACACAACTTTTTCAAAAGTCTAAAAAATTGAAGTAAAGATAACTGATTGTATTTATATAAGAAAACTGAATTATAATAAAGATGGAAAAACGCTTAAACAATAAAATAGATGAATATATTACGACCTTTAAAGATGATATCAAAAATAAAATGGTAGAATTCGGATTCACTGAAGATAATAATGCACATTCACTCATTCAATTTATCTACAATTACGAAAAGTTTCAAATTGTGAAAGACGATTTTACAAAAAGAAAACGTACAAAAAATACCATTTCTTATTTTGACCGTTGTTGTGCAAAACGTTCCAATGGAGAACAATGTACACGTAAAAAAAAAGACGATTGCGAATATTGTGGAACGCATACCAAAGGTATTCCTCACGGAATTATAGAAGATAACCATTCGAAATCGAATGATGAATCATCCAATTCGTCTTCTTCTTCCTCACAAATCACTCATAAAATTGAGGTATGGGTACAAGATATACAAGGAATAATGTATTATATAGATAAAAATGGAAATGTGTATCAAGCAGAAGACATTGTAATGAATAAATTAAATCCGAAGATCATTGCCAAATATGTAAGAGTGGACAATCAATATAAAATTCCGGAATTTGGAATTTAGAAGTTTCTAATTGCAATTTTCCCTGGTATAAAAAACAAAATTAATTTCTTTTTAATATTATAAATGTCAGAATCAGATGATTATAATATAAATACCTTTTTTATTATCTTAAAAAAGTTGGGTTTTACTATTTCTTCGGTAGGAGAACTCGAATCGATGGAGGGTTTCTTGATACCAAGAGATTGTTTATTATATAAGCAAGACTATGATGAAATTGCAGATTTAGTACCACATTTAAAAAAACAATTTAGTTCAAGTCGTTTAACAAGTCTTCATAAAAATGCAAAAATAAACCAAAAATGGCCTTTATTGAATTTATTAAGACAATTATTAAATGTTCACGGATTTGTAATGAAACCTCTTCGTAAAAGCGATGGATATGATGAAGATGGTGTGAAAAAATATGAACGATTTTTCTTGATTGAAAGAATAAAAGAATAAAAGAATAAAAGAATAAAAGAATAAAATATTATTATATATTATAAAAAATGAATTTTTCAAAATTATGTACCCCAGCAATGATTTATTTCGTTCTTTCAATGATCGCTTTATTGATGAGTGTTTTTAGTAATTTTAATATTATCTCTCTTCTTGTTAAGGGATTTTTTATTATTGTATGGTCTTTCTTCTTAAATTATTTATGTAAAAGTGGATTTACTGCTATTTCTTGGATATTAGTTCTTTTACCTTTGATTCTTTTTTTCTTATTTTAGGCGGGTTTTTTCAAGAAAATAGACGAGTCAATTCTTCTTTGGAGAATGAACCATAAAAATCGTTCTTTAAGTAATTTTGTGTATATTTAATCATTGCGTATAAGTAATAAGAAGGTAATAATTTACCTTTCTTATGACTCTTAAACATCTCGCATTTTTTTCGGGTTCCTTGTTTTTGTTTTTTATGAATCGGTTTTTGTAACTGATTCATATTTTTATAAGTGAATTGTTTTTTTCTCTCTTGGTTATTTTTTATAAGAGTATCCATTAAAAAATGGATATTACATTCAAGATGTTTGGTATCTTCCGTTTTTAGAACCATATATTCTTTGAAAAAATGACGTACCAAATTCTCATTCATCGGGTCTTTTTCCAAAACATATTGGTTATGTGGTTTCATTATTTTTTCAAAGATTAAATCCTTATTCTCTCTACGTTCATCTTTGTTTTTTCCAAAAAGATTTTTGTCAAAATACTGTTTGTCGTTGGTCAAATATTGAATATGTTTTTGTATTTTCTTTTGGGTTGCGTGTTCAATGGAATTGAGAGAAAATGTCCTCAGATAATAAACGAAAGAAACGAAACAAATAAAATATCCGAGCAAATCATCCATACTGGAAGAAATATGTTTTTCATAATCGATTTGATAGATGAATAAATTGGTAAAAGAGAGATATTGGTTTTTTGAAAGACTTCGTCCTAAATTCAAAAGAACCTCTATATTGTATGATTCATTGTTGATGGTAATTTGTTTACATAAGATAACAATCAGTTTTTTGGTATTATTTTTCAAAAGATATTGATAAAAATGTTTTGCAACTTCTTCTTGCGTATAGAATTCTTCTTGTAAAATATGTATGATGTTTGGATAATCAATAATGATAAGAGGGGTGGTTTTGATTTTTTTGAACGCATTTGATAATGGAAGGGTTTTTGAAGAAGAAGAAGGAGAATTGTAAATCGAATTTTTGTAATAGAAAAAACAAGAAGTTAAGAAATCTTGTTTTTCTTTGTTTTGTTTTACGATATGCTCGTGCATATAGTAAACGAATAAAATAAAAAAACTTGCATATACAAGTTTTTGTTTTTATTTATTTTTAGATTTTATCGTTTTTTTGGTTTTTGTTTTAATTTAACAGACAATCATTCTGTTTTTCTTTTTTTTCTTCTTCTAAAGTTAGATCTTCGATTGTCAATGGAGGAGGACCTTCTTCAAAATAATCTTCATCATAATGATATAACGGTTCTTCCTCTTCTTCCAAATAATCTATTTCACAATTCATCCACCGAATTTCATCATCTTGTTCTTCTACATTCGTCTGAAAACATTCATCCTCTTCAGATAATACTGAAATACTTGATAATGTATCCTTTGGTAATGTATCCTTTGGTAATGTATCCTTTGGTAATGTATCCTTTGGTAAAATCCCGATTTCATCTAGATTTACATATTTTAAATAAGTTTGCCAAACACTATTTTCATCATAAAAGCCTTCGTGCTTGAATTCTTCTACATAATCAATAAAGCCGTTTCCTCTTTGATAATTATATTCTGCAGCACAATTTGCACAATAACCGATAAATACACCATTATAAGAACCATAATTTAAACAATTCTTACAGTCTGATGGATCACAAGTAAAATCCTGATCCATTTTTTTTGGATTAATCGCCCATTCCAGTGGAAAATGATTATCATACGCGATTCCATTAAATACATAGAAATTATCTCCATTTGTGTGAATAATTTGGTTCATTTTTTATATTGACAACGTTAATATTTTATTTAATTTTATTTGAATTTTATTTCAAAAAACATTTCAATTTTCTAGCCACTTAGCCACTTAGCCACTTAGCCACTTAGCCACTTAGCCACTTAGCCACTTAGCCACTTAACCACTTAGCCACTTAGCCACTTAGCCACTTAGCCACTTAGCCACTTTTGGAAAAGTGTCCCGAAGGGAAAAAACCCTTCTTTGTAATAGGATGGAAAAGTGTCCCGAAGGGAAAAACTTCTCTTGTAAAATTTATTTAATATTTTACTTATTTCACAAATATATAATATATAAAAATACAATTTAAATATTATATTTAAATTAACATATATATGTTCGTAAAACCATATCTTACATTATTGTTACTGAATGTTTTAAAAAATAATATTTGTTATAAAAAGAACTACCCTGTATGGAACAAATATTATCAGCATTCAGTAAAAAATGGTATTTCATCATTTAATTATAAAGTAAAACATATGAATAATTATAAAGATACCAATGAATATGAGGAAGATATCAATTACGAATATTATCAATCCAATAAGAAAAAAACAACTCCAAAACTCAATAATTTATCCGTTTCTATGTATGAGCCAAGAACCGAAAATCAAAAAAAATACGTCGATTATTTAAATGATAAAAACAATAATTTAATTGTGGTCGTTGGTTCTGCAGGAACAGGTAAAACGATGTATGCTTGTATTAAAGCGGTTGAACTTTTAAAGGCGAAAAAAATAAAAAAGGTAATTATTACGCGTCCAGTCGTAAGTGTGGAAGAAGATATTGGATTTTTACCTGGTACCATTGAAAGTAAAATGGACCCATATATGCGTCCTATTTTCGATATTTTCACCGAATTTTTCAGTTTAACCGAATGGAATGATATGATTTTCAGTAGAGTCATTGAGATCTCTCCGCTCGCATATATGCGCGGTCGTACTTTTAAAAATTCATTTATTATTGCGGATGAAATGCAAAATAGTAGTCCCAATCAAATGAAAATGTTGTTAACTCGTATTGGGGAAAATAGTCGTATGGTAATCACAGGGGATTTATCGCAGACAGACCGTGTCGATGAGAATGGATTGAAAGATTTTATTGCAAAAATGGAAAAGTATCCGCCTTCTCTCTTTAATGAAACAAACATTCGTATTCTTTACTTTAATAATACAGATATACAAAGACATAAACTCGTTGAAAATATTTTGAATATTTATGAGTATAAAGAAGAGAAAAAAATAATAAAGGAAATAACGATTCCTGAAAAAGAAAAAGAAAAAGAAAATACAACATTATTCATTCCAAAAAAAGAAAATATTGATAAAACGAGTACTTTTAATAAAAACAATGACGCGGCTATGATACCAAGAGAATTAGAAAGCGTTCGATTTAAAGACTGGAGTCGTGAAATTGGGTTGAATTAATTTTTTTAAAAGGATAATATATAATGAACAAATTAATTCTCACTGCCGTTTTCTTTTTACTTTTTGATGGTACTTATCTTTACTTGACAAATTCTTACTTTCAAAAACAAATCTATTCCGTACAACATTCGGTAACCAAAGTTCATTTTTGGAAACTGATTTTGACCTATGTTATTTTAATTTTAGGATACTATTATTTTGTGATTTTGAAAAAACTTTCTCTCCAAGATACCTTTTTATTAGGTGTTTTTATTTATGCGGTCTATGAATTTACCAATTATTCAATTTTTAATGAATGGAAGTGGACAACCGTTCTTTTAGATACATTCTGGGGTGGACTTCTCTTTGTCTTAACAAGACATTTTGTCAATTTTATAAAATAACCACGTAACAAAAATATAAATTAATATCTTATTACGTATTATAAATATCTTCTATAAATATTTATAATAATAAAATGGAAAATTTTGATTTGAATCTAGACAATTATGAATTAAAAGATATTTTAAATCTTTTCAAAATCCCAGAACATTTCAACGAAGAAGATTTAAAATCCGCCAAAAAAACAGTATTAATGACCCATCCAGATAAATCCAAATTAGATGCCAAATATTTTCGTTTTTATAGTCAAGCGTATAAACAGCTTTACGCCATCTGGGAATTCAAAACGAAAAAGGAAAACGGTAACAAATCTTTTCAAATCGACCAAGAAACCAAAAAAAATCACTTAACCGATCATTCATTGGAAAAAGAGCAAAAGAAAGCACTGGATCGTATTTTGAAGAAAAATCCAGACAATTTCAATCAATGGTTCAATGAACAATTTGAGAAAACTCGTTTGAAAACGGAAGAGGAAGAAAACGGATACGGTTCTTGGTTCCAATCAAATGAAGATTATGATGAGGAATTCGGTTCACAAGTAAAAAGTGTGGCAGATATGGCAAAAGAAATGGATAAAAAAAAGGCGCAAATGCGTTCTCTCATCCTTTATCAAGAGGTAGAAGATATTTATGGAAGTGGTATGAGTGCAAGTCAATTGATCGGGGATGCGCCTTCTTCATATAGTAGCGATCTCTTCAGTTCTCTGCCCTATGAAGATTTAAAAAAGGCTCATACGGAAACCGTAATTCCAGTAACAATGGAAGATTTTCATAAGAAAACAAAATACAATAGCGTGGACGAATATAAACAAGCAAGAAGTATTCAGGATATTTCTACTGAGGTATTGAGCGAACAACAATCGAGAGAATATTTGAGGAATCGCGAAAGATTGGAAGGGAAAGAAGCAACTGACCGAGCTTACAAATTGGCAAAACAAACGGAAGAAGCGGAGAAAAAAAATAAGGAATTTTGGTCAAGAATCTTACATATTGAACGATAATAATATTATCATAATATAATATATGAAATTTATTACCAATTATTTAAAATCAAAAAATATATGGAATTTAGTATTTTTAATCCTTGTCTTGGTTGTTTTAGGATTATTATATCGAAGATTCGAGGATAAACGTATTCGTGAAGAGAACCTGGATAATTATGAAACCATCCAAAAATATTTATTAGATGACGGGGAAGAAGCGAGAGAAGAATTAATGAAAAACAAGAAACCGATTCTTTGGATCCATATTCCTTACGAGTACAATTCGAGAAAATGGTTGAGTTTCGGTTCTCGTTCTTCTTTTGATTTGAATCAGCCTTACCTATATTTAACGGTCAAAACCATTTTGAAAAACTGTGACCAATCCTTTAAAATTTGTTTTATCGATGACCGAAGTTTTGCAAAATTAATTCCCAATTGGAACATTGATTTATCCAAACTCTCTCCACCCATCTTAAACAATATTCGCCAATTAGGATTAATGAAGCTTTTGTATCGTTACGGTGGTCTTATTTGTCCCGTTTCCTTTCTTTGTATGAAAGATTTAATTGGGCTTTATGAGATGGGTACAAGAGGAGAAAAAATGTTTTTATGTGAAATGTATGATCGTAATATCACTTCTACCAGTTATAAATATTATCCGAACTTATCTTTTTCAGGGTCTTTGAAAGAAAATCCAATACTTTGTGAATTAATTGATTTTATTCAACGCACTTCGTCCAACGATTTTACGGCACAAAGCGAATTTTTAGGCGATTTTAATCGTTGGTGTGAAGCACGTATTAAACGCGGACAAATCAATTTCATTTCGGGTATTTACATTGGTATCAAAACGTTGAATGATAAACCTGTTTTAATCGAGGATTTAATGTCTCAACAATACTTGGAATTATATCCAGAAACTTATGGTATTTATATTCCTGCGGATGAGGTTTTAAAACGTCGTAAATATGAATGGTTTGCACGTTTATCAGAAAAACAGGTTCTACAAAGTAATACGATTATTGGTAATTATTTACTTTTATACAATACACCAAATAGTAGTGGATTCTTGGAACCAATGAAAAATAAACCCAAACCAGACTGGGTTAGTTTTTGGAAAGTACCGAGTGATGCGCCAGTATGGGGATTAAAGCCTATTGATTTAGGTAATCATATCAATCGTTTAGAATACCCGGAAACCTAGAAAAATTATAAAAATATAATATTTTGATTTATATATAGAATGAGTATGCTTTTAGTTCCTCTTATATTAGGCGCTGGCGCCGTCGGCGTTTATTATTTAACACGTAAAAATCGTGGAAAAAAACATTCCTCAAGACGTCATCGTTCCTCTAGAAGAAGTAGTCGTGGTGGTGGCCGATGGGGTATGGGACCAAGACCAATGGGACCAGCGGTAGGTACAAACGGTAGTGGAATCAAACCTCCCGGATTAAAAGGTGGCGGACCGGGTTGGTTATCGCGTGGTATGGGTATGGGACCTGCGCCAAGACCGATGGCACCTGCGGGACCAGCACCAAGACCGATGGGACCAATGGTAGGCACAAACGGTAGTGGAATCAGACCTCGTGGTCTGATGGGAGGTAAAAAATCAAGAAAACATAGAAAACATTAAATATACATTTTGAATACATAAAGGTATAAAATACTATTTAATCCACATACTTATTGAATGCGGATTAAATCATAGAAAAACAAAATCAAACATTTAAAAGTAAACATAATAAACAATATCATAATCCGATTTACTATATTTGATCTGGGATGAATAAATAATTAAATTATGATTACATATTTGTCTTATTACTGTAGAAAAACTATTATAGCTTGTTTTTGTATCTAAATATTTCTGTTTTGACACGTGATAGTATGGACGACACTCTTCCAAAAATTTTGGAATACTTTCATTAAACATTCCCTTTTTATACGCATCAATTGTGAAAAGGTAGAATTTCTCTTTTTTAACGCAGATATTTTCCAATAAATCAAACAACAATGATTTTGGAACATTCGCTTTAAATATTTGTTTTGACATTCGTTAATATAGGCAAATATAAAATATTTTTGTTTGTAATAAAATTTTTATTTATTTATTTATTTAAGATAACACTTTCAAAGATTCATTGGTAAAAAGCGCCAATTCCAATTCTTCTTCATGAATGGTATGAAAAATAGTGATATATTTACAAATAAGCGGAATCCATTGATACTTCTCTTCTTCTTTTAGACAATCCGTTGTTTTAACGAAGAGAAAAAAACAATCCAAAATATCCATTACTGTATAACCCTTGTCGTAAATCGAATATATTAATTTCACTGCCTGGTGTAGTTCATTATTTTTAATAAAATCAATATATTTTTCAAAAACGACGAAATTTACACTCGTAGATAATTGTTTCGTTATGTCTAAAGTAATCAAAGGAAGGTCCAATAATTTAAATTTTTCCATATAGTTGATTAATGTTTTCAAATTGTAATTTACAATTTTTAGTAAAAACTCTTCTGCAGAAGGTTCCAACATAATATTCTCCTTTTCTTGTATTTTTTTTAAAAAAAAAGTCATCTGGTCTTTGGATAAAGAATTCAAACGAACAATCATAACTCGAGATTGTAAACTTTCCAGGACTTTTTGTATGCTATAAGAAGATGCTAAAAAATGTACATTGTTACTATAATGATCAATATAATTTCGAATGATTTGTTGACATTGTTCATTCAACATATCAATATCATCAATGATAATCATTTTTTTCTTGTTTTGAATGGATGATTTTGTTTGGCAAAAAACCTTCAATTCGTTACGATAATAATGAATTCCTTGTTCTTTAAGACTACTTATCGTAAGAATATTATTTTCTATATTTTTTTCACATATATTCGCATAATATTCTTTTACAATGACATTAATCATTGACGTTTTTCCACAACCACTTTCACCAATAAATAATAAATTAAAATTCTCCATTTTAATTAAAATATGGATTAATTCCAATATATCTTGTTCCATTAAAAATTCATTTATTTTTTGTGGTTGATATTTATTAATAAATAATTCATTATTTTGCATTTGTATTTGTATTCATTCTTTTTTAGTATTTAAATAATTATATACAAATTGTTTTATTTTTTGAAATCATAAAAAATAAAACAATTCGTATATAATTATTTAAGGATTTGTCTTCTATTATTATTAATGGAATCCAAAGAAAATTTCTATGAGACTCTTGGAATCAGTGAAAAAGCAACCCACGAAGAAATCAAAAAAGCATATCGAAAACTTTCTCTCGAAAATCATCCTGATCGAAACAATAATGATCCAAAATTTGTAGAAAAATTTCAAAAAATAGGCGAAGCTTATGAAACGTTAAGTGATAAACAAAAAAGACAAGAATATGATATGACACGTAATAACCCATTTTTAAATAATTTTGGTCAGGGTTCTAATAATTTTCATACATCATTTCATAATGCAGATGACATCTTTCAAGCTTTTTTTGGAGGTTTAGGAGGTGGTGGAATGGGAGAGGCTTTTGGAATGCCTCCTTTTATGGGTGGATTTGGTCAAGGTGTTAAAATACAGGCTTTTCATAATGGTGTCCCTGTAAATATTGGGATGAATGGAAATCATTTTATGGAAAATATGAAAAAGCCGACCCCTATTATTAAAAATATAATTATTCAAATGTCTCAAGTATTGTCTGGCGCAAATTTACCAGTAGATATCGAACGTTGGATCCTAGAAAATGGCAATAAAGTATTTGAAAAAGAAACGTTATATGTTACCATTCCTCAAGGAATTGATGACAATGAAATTATTCTATTACGAGAGAAAGGAAATATGATGAATGAACATATGAAAGGAGATGTCAAAATTTTTGTCAAAATAGAAAATAAAACCGAATTTGAGAGAAGAGGGTTGGATCTTCATTATTCAAAAAGAATTTCTCTCAAGGATGCGTTATGTGGATTTACTTTTGATATTCTTTATTTGAATGGTAAAACATATACATTAAATAATCATAGTGGAAATATTATTCAGCCAAATTATACAAAGGTGATACCGAATATGGGTATTAAACGTGAAGGTCATAGTGGAAATCTCATTATTACTTTTCAGGTAGATTTTCCGGATCGATTAGATGGAGAGAAAATCGAAAAACTTAAGGAAATACTATAAATTTTCAAGGGTGTAAAACAATAAAATCGAAATAATAAAATAATACAATTATATAAATGGCAGGTAGACCACGAATTATTCGAAACATCAAATCTTATATCAATCATATCGATGCTCATACCTTTTCTGGCCCAATGAAAATGGGAACCGGTCCAAGTATAGGAGTTACACGTAATTTTTGGTATAATTATCAAACCCAATGTAATCAAGATGCGAATGCTGTGAAAAAAAGTTATAAAAATATGGTTTTCTTGAATATTAACCCAGCACAAACACCTGTTTCAGCTGGTTTTTGTCAATCCAATCCTCAATCAAATAAACCAAGAACAGACATCTTAGAATATAATTATGGTATTACAAGGTATGAATCGAAACAAATGTTAGGTGTAGGAAAAATGGCACGTATGTATAATAATTACTAGAAAAAGAAAAAGAAAAAATAAAAATAAAAAGAAAAGAAAAAGAAAAAGAAAAAGAAAAAATAAAAAGAAAAGAAAAAGACAAAGAAAAAGAAAAAAATATAATATATTTTTAAACAATTATATTATATAATGCCGAACGGACAATTTTGGTATGGAAAAGGAGGATTTGCTTTTAAAAAAAGTGGTGGAGGCGGAGCCAGAAAAAACCCATCCATCGGACTGATTACCGGTCAAGATTACAATATTTATAATAAATATGTATCTGGTGCAGGTGTAGGAGGCTTAAACGCATCGGTTAGAAGAGCAAAAATGATACGTGCTACTTCGTGTAATTCTACTCAACAATGTGGTACCTTTTATAAAAATGTAGGTATCGATCGATTCGCCGTTTCTCAGTACAGTAATAATAATGATTAAGTAAAATTATCGTATATATGATTTCAAAAGATAATTCAATGTTTTCATTTTGATTTTGATTTTGATATCATAAATAAAACCACGTAACTAACAATTTAAGAAATCTTTCGACTCACAATTTCAGAAGAAACAATATAAATCGAATTCTCTGTCACCACAATATATTCCGAAGCACTTTTATAAAATTTAGCAATCGGACTGGTATATTCATCCTCACTTTTT